AGTCATTCAAATCTCCTAGTGCCCGGGGGATTCTAACCGCCCGCTTACCCAAGACTGGGACACAATGATGTGAAAGGAGGGGCGGCTAGGCTATCACTAACCTAACCGCCCCCAATCGTCTTACGCGCCCTGCGAGCCGTACAGACCACGCGGTTCTGACCAGCCGAAATCGTAACGCTCGTACGCGGAAGCAAGCATGTTCTTGGTGCTGAAGTCGTTGTCGTTTTCGAGACGACGAGCAACACGGTTGAACAGTTTCATGCCGTCCGGGCAGTTGGTCTTGATGAACCAAGCGTCCACATCGGTCAGGTAGTGATTGACCACAATCTCCGGGATGACATTCATGGTACGCAGCGCGTTGATAGCGTTGTTACCCGTGTCATTCTGGAGAGTTGACTTGAGGATTCGAGCAGCCTCGAACTCAAGGTTGATGGGGATGATGAGACGCTGCGGACGCAGCGCAATCTTCAGCCCACGGTCATTCTCAGCCTGCCCAATCTGAATCGCAAGGTCTTCAAGACTCTGCTCAGAGAGGTCCGCCGCCGGGTTCAGTTCGTTCGAGTAGGTGCCGCCGCCGACCGAGTTCGCGTGGTCAGTAGCAAGGAGTTCCTTGCTATCGCCACCCGTGTACGAGGAGTTGAAAGCGCGGTTATAGACATTCGCGCCCACATTCTCCTTCGTCTCAGCCATCGACCACGCCAGGAGGCCCGACCGCTTCATCGCCAGTTCGGCATACAGGTTATCATCCTGCTCCTCACGGGTAACGATGAAACCGAGCGCGTACGCGACATGGGTGTAGCGGGACACGAAGCCCTGCTGCATCGAGTCGTACGCGAGGTTTGAACCCTCGGCCTTGACCTGAGCCAGCCCGAAAGAAACGGCCTGCACATCCTCTTCGTACTTCTTCTTGCTGTCGAACGAGTCGAACAGCGCGACATACTCGGTGGGGTGCTGGTCGTACTTCTGACCGAACCACGCATTGACACCTTCCCAAAGTGCTTTGGGGAAACTGCCAGTATTGATAACGCCAACCATTTTACATTACCTCCTCAAGTGCCAGCCGTGGTCTTGTAGCAATGCTCATTGATGAGCACTTCCCACTTGGCCTGGTTGCCGATGGCATTATCTTCACGCGGTACGAGACGGACGACGCGAATCTGCGCCGTGGCCGCCTTGTGGTCGCTTGAGTCAATCTCCATAGCCGAGATGCCCGTGGTCGTGTTGCCGGAGCCAACAACGATGTCACAGTTCTCGCCCACTTCGTCGACGGTCAGAGCGGCGCTATCCGAGTCTTCCTGGACTTCGTAAAGAACGAACGGGTCGTCCGATACGAGGCAGTAGCGCAGCGTCGAAGCCGTGCGATACAGCAAGCCGAGGTTGGTCGGGTCGATTTCAAAACCAACGACCGCTCCCGCGATGTTGGTGTTGGTCGCGGCAGCCTGGACGACGCTAGGAACGCCGTCAGTCGTCGCGGAGCCACCGATAACCACCAAGTCACCTACGAAGGTGGCGGTGCCATCAGCGGCGAGGATTGCGTACCGATTGGTCGCACCATTGTACGGCGCACCGGAAAGGTAGCGTACAGGAGTGAAACCACTCGGGTTGTCAACATTAGCCATTTGTTATTCCTCTGGTTCGTTTGTAACGACCCGAGGTATCAGTCCGGCTGGTCCTTGGACACTTTCATCTTGTGCTCAGGATTGACTCGGACTTTCCCTTCGAGTCCCTTAATGTTTCCAGAGCGAATCGCGTTGTCGGTTTCATCGACTTTTGCTTGTTTGGCCGCTTGGTCTTCATCGAAGAGTTCACGGTCAATCCGCATCAAGAACGCTCTACGCCCGGTTCCGCGTTCAACGACCTGGCTGACACCCGTACCGAGGTCGGTATTGGTCTCAATCACATCTCGAACGCCGATTTGCAACGCTGTCTCAGCCCTAACGAACTCGTAACCACCCGCAAGCGCATCTGAGATTCGCGTCCCCACATCGTTTACCCAACGATACTGGTGCGTGGAATCTTGCAGATTGTTGAGGACTAACTTCTGGCGGTTGACGCCAAGTGGTGTACGCTTTTCGCTACGCTGTTTGATGTCCCGGTTAGGACGGTCTGGTGCTGGCATGACTTACTCCTGATTTTCCAAGTAGTTCTTGGCGGCGTTCTTGAGGAACTGTTCGCGGTCCTTCGCGGGGATGACTGACGCCATCGCCTCGAACTGGGCCTGAACATCCCTCGGGACGCCTTTCGACTTACTTCCGCTCGCTCCGCTGGACCGACTTGAGGAGTCGGGAGCCGGGGGCTTGCGGCCAAACTTGTCGGGATGGGCGGCTTTAATCTTCCGCGCCACCTCGGCAAAGAACTTGTCGGCGGGCATGTCGGGGTTCTTGCGCCGTAGCACTAGACCCAGAGCGTCCGCCTCATCCTTCAGTTCCTCGTCCGTGGCGTACCACGCATTCTCTTCAAGGAACTCGGTGAACTCGACAGGCTCCTCGTCTTTCGGGGCCTTGAGTTCCTTCGCAATCTCTTTACCCTTGTCCTTCGCGTCGGCCAACTTGTCCTGAAGGTCCACCACCGCATCCCCATCACCCTTGGTGACGGCGGTCTTGAGGGCTTCCTTCAGCCGGGCCTCGTAGGACTCGTTCTGGGACTTCATGGCCTCCAGAGTGGCTTTGCGCTCCTGCTGGACGCTCTTCTCAAGGGTGGCGTATTTCTTCTCCAAACGAGTCAACTTCGCCTTCATCAGCGGGACGATTTTCTCCCCCGCCTCAACGAAGTCCTTGGCCGGACGATGCCGCGCCGGGTCGTTGCCCGCCGCCGTCCAAGCCTCTAAATCCTTCCACCCCTCTCTACGGGCCTCGGCCTCGTAGTCTCGGGTATCCGCCTGTGGCTGTTCGGCCTCAGGGGCCTTGTCGTCTTTCTCGTCGGTCATGCGTCATCTCCTGACTTTACTTCTACTTCGTTGTCCAGTACGGCCACGATGTCTTCGTCGTTGACCATCCGGTAGGATTTGCCGTCCTTGCCGCGAAGGATGACGCCAGAGTATTTTGCAAACATCACTCTGTCGCCTATCCGTGCCCACGGGTCGGACTTGAAATCCAGCCATGCCGTCTTGCCGATTCCGACCACGATGCCTGCCATCTGGGCAAGGCGGTGGCGGTCAGTTACGCTCCCCGGCATTACGAGGCCGACCTTCTTTAGCCGCGCCTCGTCTTCTGTCTCCTGCTCAGGAAGCACCAGAACCCGGTGCCCCGCAGGGTGGATACCCGACTCATTCTTCATTCTCTTCCTCCTCGAACCCTTCCAATAACGCGGCTTTGACTTGTTCCAAGTCAAGATACTGTTGGTAGACGCCCTCACGACCGGCGGAGCCTGCCATGAGTTCTAGCGTCCTAAAGGGGTCGCCAATCTTGTAACAGCCCCCCTTCATCCGAGAGGTCAGTTCGCGTTCTAAATCCGTCCTGATATGGGAGAAATACTGCCGGGTAACTTCGTTGTCAAACCAATCGTCGAGTTCAGTCGGTCTTAGTTTTCTCGGCTTTTCGTTTGTCATTCTCTACCTTCTCTTTTTCTACGCTGTGCTGCATCAGCGCCGTCAATGCCTCTAGGCGTTGACGGGCGCTATCCAGGGCCAGATTGGCAGCCTCAAGGTCTGGCTTCTGGGCTTCGCTCTGGGCTTTGGCAAGCGTCAGGGCGACATTTGCTTCGAGGTTGGCAATCTCGTATCCGAGTTTCGCCATACCGGCCTGTACTTTGAACTCGGCCTCGGCGGTGCGACGACGCTCCTCCGACTCCATCTGCTGTACTTCGGGGTTCGGCGGAGGCGGAATCGCCATCTGCCCGTCCTCTGTGAGCGGGTAGATGAGGTCCACTTCCGGCACTTTCATCGCTTTGAGTAGGTTATGCTCTGCTCGGGCGAGGTTGTAGCCCGGAACCGAGGCGGCTCGGGCGGCGATGAACTCGGCTCGCTTGAGGTTGAGTTCGTCGCTGGCTACTGTGGGGTCGGCTGCCGGAACGACATCCGTGGCGTCACCACGGTAGTCCTCCAGCACGATTTCTGACGACTCGCCCGTATCAAGAACCGTGAAATACTCACGGTCTTCAAGGTACATGGAGTTGAGCCGGTAAATCTTCTGGAACTCGCTCTTCATCGAGCGATACACGCGCTTGAAGACGCCTGTATAAACCTTAAGCCCTTGCTCAAGGCTTGAGAGGGCCACCGAGGCAGGAGTGTTCTGCCCCGGTGTTTCTCCGGTCATCATGTCAGATACGGCGGAGAGCCGGTTGGAGTATGAAATGAGGAGACTCAGCAACTCAAACAGCACCGGAGAAGGCGAGTTGACGGGGAGCGGCACGATGTTCGAGGCCAAGTCGGACCCCGGGGTATCGATGCGCTTCCACTCGAAAGGCTTGAACTTGACATCCCCACCCTTGATTTTAGCCCCGCGCCCGAGGAACCCCGACGAGGAGTTCTGGAGGGTGCCGGAGTCAATCAACTGGTTGATGAGGGTATTGACGGATTCGTTGATGGGCAGGAGCAGGTCTCCGAAGCCCAAATCGTAGAACGAGCCATCCGGGGACGGAATGAACGAATACTTCGTGTAGTACTCGATGGCCTTGATATTGATGATGCGAGCCTTCTTCTTGAGGCTCTGGATGTCGTCAGCCATCTGCTGCTGAATCGCCATCACCGTCGCGGCGTCGTTCATCTGGGCCGCTGCCTGGAGCATCTGCGTTCCGGCCCCCACGACCTCCGCAATCTCGCGGTCCTTGTCGGTCTGGATGTCGTCGGCAGTATATTCGGCGTAGATACGCAGCACCTTGCCGGAAGCCATATCGACCGTCACGCAGTAGGGCTCTTGGAACCCGTCTCCGTCAAGGTCGATGAAACGATGCTGTTCGAGGATGACCCGGGGGGCTTCGGGGTCGTTCGTCGCGGGATTCAGCCCGCGCTCTTGGAACAACTCCCGCATCTCGGCGGTCAGCACCTCGTTCTGGGTGCCCAACTCGACTTCAAGGTAGGTGCCCTGACGGCCCCGTAGCGCAATCTCACGCGGGGTCAGGAACAGGATTTCCGTCTTGCGCTCGGCCTCTTCGACCGACTTCGTGTAGTACGGCACGACGAAGTTGAGCGGCATCACCATACAGGAGACCGGCTTGTTGAGCACGGTGTTCTGGTAGGTCTTCTTGATGACCGTGCCCGCGATGGGCAGCGTCATCAGAAGACGGTCCATCTCCTCTTCCCAATGCTCGTCCTGTTCGAGCACTTGGTAGGACATATGCTGGGCAACGCGCTTGGCTCGCTGCGCCTTCGCGCCCTGCTGGTCCTCACCGATAGTGCGGACCTTGACGACCTCCGTCCCCGAGATGAGGGCGGGATAGGCGCGGGCGGAGAACTGGAGGGCCGCGATGGTCAGCAGCGGGAACTTGACATTCGACGCGCCCGGCCACGGGGAGGTCTTCTCGCCCTTGACCAGCATGGCGAGTTTGTTCGCCTCCACCATCGCCTGCTTGCGGTCAGCGCGGGACTCGTCATCCATCTGAAACTCATCGACGACCGCACGGCCAATCGTCACCAAATCCTCATCGTCGAGGAGGGTGGCAGCATTGGCCTCGGCCATGATGGCGTCGAGTTTTAGGGTCTTCTTGAGTTCCATCAATATCCCGTGACCGCGCTGCGGCCATCATTGCCCGCGTTGCGAACTTGGTTCTGGTAGTCGTCTTCCTCGTCCTCTTCAGGGGTCGAGGGGGTAATCATCATGTCGAGGGCCAAGCCGGACCATACGAGGGCGTCCACTTGGTCGTCATGCGCCGCCTTGGGGAACCGCTTCATCTCCTCATGGAGTTCGGGGAACCACTCGGCGTCGTGGTCGAAGAACACAACCCCGGCCCGCATCTTGGCCCGGAGGCTCTGGGCTCTCTGTACCTTATCCTTCGTCGGGGCCTGGGTCTCAAGGTTCAGGAAGACATTCCGCCTTGACATCTCTTCGTTCAAGAACGGTCCGATGGACTTCTGGATGGCCCCCTGCTCCGCGAGGAACAGGTCGGGCTCATACATCTTGTGGATAAGGAACATCTCGTCGATGATTTCCTTGGAATCCCACCGGCCCTTCCGAACGCACTCGACCTGGATGTTGTTGTCCGCGTCCCGGCTCACGACCGCGATTGCGGTGTAGTCGGCGCGCTGTTCCTTCGAGATAGCGAAGTCGATGCCCGCGTAGTAGAACTTCTTGCGGGGGTTCTTGGCATGCCGCCAAGTGTCTGGCAAATCACGGAAGTCCCGCTCTTGGAAGTACGCGCTGGACTCGTCGATAGGGTCGTTGAGATATTCCTGTCCGTAAATATCCAAAAGACCCTGACGCGAGAAGTCTGCCCTGAGACGAAGCCAATGCTCCTTGGGGAACCTGTCCGGCCACAGGATTTGGCTGTGGTCGTGGTTGTGGGCGCGATACTTGACCGAATGCCAGCCCATCGGCTCGCGGTTCCAGGTCTTCAGGTCTTCCACGACCGTCAGAGGGTCTTTGACGGAAGGCATGAAGTTCTCAAGGAGGGAGTCCATGTGGAGGATGGTTCCGACCACGCGAATCTTCCCGCCCACCTTGATGATGGGCCTCACCGCACCATAGAACCACCGCTTGAACTTCTCGCGGCGCTCTTGGTTCATCACAATCTCGTCGTCTTCCATGTCGTCACCGACGACGAGGTT